ATGAGTAAAGAGAAAGTTTTTATTGTTATATCACACAAACGAGTTCTTAAAAAGAATAACAGGGTCGGATCACGTAAACCAATCGAATCTGATTGGGAAATGGTTGAAACAATTGAATTTGTAAACCATCTTAAGAAACAACATATTACTATGTCTAGTTCTACAGCCGATTACCTTAACAGGAGGTTATTGTCAGGCCAACACCTCGGCATGGAAAGTTACGATCATTTTGAAAATTATATCGAAACAAAATATCCTAAGCAGTTAGCTGAATTAGATGTATCTTATAAAGAACAGCAAGTTAAGCCACCTATCGCAGAGAAGTCTCCTATAGCAAAAGTAGAAGCAGAAGTAGAACCGTCCGTGCCACTGTTTACTGATGAATTTGGTAACGTTCGCGCCCGTACAATCTTTGATCATGCATAACACGAGCGAAAAAGAGTGGCCATATGGTAATAAAAATATGACTGCTCTGGATGCACGGCTTTATAAATTATGTAAAGAAATAGACGATATACGGATTGATTTACACACAGATTCGCTATTAGCAGAACCTACAATGAGATGTCATTACAATGCACCGGCCGAAATTCAGAATCTTGGTGTCCAATGTGACTGGATTAATAGATATTTAAGGATAACACATGACTAAGAATAAAATTATATTAACCGATTGTGACGGCGTACTCTTGGACTGGGCATCCAGTTTTAATGAATTTATGGCCGAAAAAGGTCACCCACAAATTCCTGGTACCGACTCCGAGTATAGTCTTATGTTACGTCATAATATTTCCTCATCAGAATCCCATAAGTATATTATGGAATTTAACGAGAGTTCACGTATAGCTGAGTTATCAGCATTTGCAGATTCGGTTAAGTATGTTAATAAACTTGTGGAAAAAGGATTCAGATTCATAGCTGTTACTAGTATAAGTGATGCACCTATAGCAAAACACTATAGGACGCAAAATCTACTAAAGTTATTCGGCGATGTATTTGATGAAATTAATTGTATCGAGATGGGTGCAAGTAAAGCAAATATTTTAATGAACTGGGAAGCATCGGGTTATTTCTGGATTGAAGATCACATGCGTCAAGCCGAAGCAGGGCACGAAGCAGGGCTAAAAACAGTATTGATTGACCATCCGTATAACTCCCATTATAAGACTGATTTATTTCCTACAGTTAGTCACACAACTCCGTGGGAAGAAATTTATAGTACGGTTTGTAATGAATATAATTGTTAACGGATATGTCACTTAAAATATTAATAATGGGTCTTCCTGGCAGTGGGAAGACAACCTTAGCTCTTGCATTATTAAGAGAGCTATCGGATAATAATTCCGTAGATTGGATAAATGCTGACGATATTCGTAAGAAATATAATGATTGGGATTTTACAATAGAGGGCCGGCTTCGTCAAGCATATCGAATGTATGAACTTGCTTCGGTGTCGACTACCGATTATGTTATGGCAGATTTTGTTGCACCACTTACCGAGATGAGAGAGATTTTTGCTGCGGACTGGACCATATGGGTCGATACCTTAGCAGCGGGTCGTTTCGAGGATACTAACAGTATATTTGAACGCCCTGTATTATATGATTTCCACGTTACTGAACAGGATGCCGATGCCTATGCACATACTATTGGCAATCATATAAAGAGTAATTATGCAAGACAGTTTTAAACGAAGTCTTTTAAAAAGTATATCTTGGCGTATAATTGGAAGTTCGACTACACTACTAATAGCATTTTTATTAACAGGTAGTATCACTGTAGCCGGATCTATAGCTATTAATCAATTTATTGCTAATACAATCTTATATTTCCTACACGAACGTATCTGGAATAAAATCCCCGAATAATTATAAATAGTATATCGTTAAGGATATACTATGGAAATTAAAGCACTTATTAAAGATAACATCGGTAAAGTGGCGTTTGGCTCAATCGGAACTGTCATCACATTAGTTACTGCACTATTTACTATCGACAGTCGATATGCACATGCAGTAGATGTAATTAAGGAAAAACTTCAGACACAAGATCTTATCCAAGATACTTCGCAAACTCTACGCAGACAGATGTTAGAAGATAAATTATTCGAATTGGATGTTAAGAAAGCCCAATCTAAAGAACAAAAATTGCCACCAGTCGAATCTGCATTAAAGGAACGATATGAACGCCAGTTGTCTGAGATAAGCAGAAGTCAAAATAGAAATAGAAGTGCAAATAGTCTACTACCTAGAGATTAGTCACTAAAAAGCCCCTTTCGGGGCTTTTGTTTTATTCGTCGTCTCCATAAACATCAAGTATCTCACCGACTAGCTCGTCACGTTCGACATGCTGTCGTTCGAACAAACAAATTGCCATTGACTTCTTAGGTGCTGTTTTAAAACGTTCTAGAAAATCTTTTAAACCATTCTTATCAAATCCACGATCATGTTGTTTCATATCTCCTGTAATGATCATAGAACATCCTTCGCCTATCCTTGTTAACAACATCTTCATCTGGTCAGGAGTTGAATTTTGCATTTCGTCTGCAATGACATACGCATTCTTAAATGTGCGACCGCGCATGAAACCCAATGGTGCAATTTCAATGATCCCGTCTTCCAACATTTTTTTAGTTTCCAACAACCCGTAGTGTTCTTCGAATACGTCGAAAATAGGTTTAGTCCAAGGTTCCATCTTAGCATTTAAGTCACCCGGTAAAAATCCGTGCTTCTCGTCTACACTGACGGCAGGGCGTGTCAATATAATTTTTGTAATTTCACCTTCACGTAAAGCCTTGATAGCTCTCAGTACGCCTAGTAATGTTTTACCCGTTCCCGCCGGCCCAACTGCAAATACTATACGTTTTTCCAATAGTGCATCTACATAAACTTCTTGGGCAGTATTGCGTGGAAGTATCTCTACTCGTTTATAATTTCTATTTGCGAGTTTAACTACATTGACTACTGATGGATCGGTCCGTTGGTAAGATGTGCGTGAGTTTTGTGAAGATTTTGTTGCAGATTTTGTGTCTTCTTTTCTAGTTTTTCTCAAGATGATGCTCCTGGCTGAGTTAGTTTTTGTGGGACGATGGGGCTGTTAGACAGGAATTGTCTACCCCGGGGAACTTCGATTAATGTATCGAGTGTAATTTGCATACACAAGTATTTACCATAACATACGTAAATATATACTATATTCAACATTTTACGAACCTTACATATTATTGATAAATAGCATATGGATAGACAAAAAGGAATACATGACGGATCTTGATACGATAAAAACAACCCTTGTAAATATCTCTAAGGGCAATGATATATTAAGCACTCTGATCGAATTTGAGCGCACACTAGATAATGCAGAGATATTTGCATATAAGAATTGGATATTGGGCGAACTGGTCGAAGGCCCGACTATTAGTCGTTATTGGTACAAAGTTGTATTCATGTATCCTTACGCTATGATGCCCGACCCAAATGCTGGACTACGGTTAACAAAGTTAGGCGCAAAAGTAAATTTTAGGAAAGGTGTTTTTAAAAAGCCTGTAAAAGTGGAAGGCCCGCAGGACTGGGTAGACCCACAAACTAAACGAGCTAAAATGGCTGAGCATGAAATTTGGTTAGTAACTATAGAACTACCGATGAAATATATCAGCCGTGGATTAGAACAAACAGATGATATTATTCAGCGCGACATCGATGATACTAATGCAGAACTAGCAGATGCATTTGATGAAGCTCCGCAAGAGGAAATGGCGCCAGAAGAAGATCAGGGCATGGGTATGGATGATACTAGTGATATGATGCCACCGGAGGAAGAAGTATGAGCTTAAAGAATGGCGACTTGGCGGGAACTATATTGCCCGACGTCTCTATCGACGAATTTGAGCCAAAAGCTGGCGACGATGTAGATGTTATTGTTGTTGCATTTTATCTTACAGATGAAGAGCCAGCGGCAGATCTTAATACATTTATTCAACGTGGATTTATCGATACATTAGATGTCGAAGTAAGCCCTAACACCGATGAGGAAGGTCGATATCTTGTATTTGTCGAAATGAATCGTGACGATACTTTTCCGAATAAATTCCAAGCACTCTTAACAGATATAGGTAATTTAAGTGGATCGATGGACTGGACTGTAACTACATATTTTTCCAACGGACAATCATTTGCATACAATGACCCAGAATTATACAATTATGTTATTATCGACCCCGCAGACTATGTACCAAAGGATGAGTTTAAAATGAAAGAAATGAAAGAATCTATTGAGAAATTTTTTAGTGCTTCCTTAGTCGCAGACTTGACTATTGACGGTAACTTTGTTACACTAGCAGGGAACGGTAAGAAAGTGATTGCAGAAGTTATTGATGTAGGAGATTATGATACTATTATTGGTAGAAATTTCCTAAGTGAGTCTGCTTTTATGGTAGGTCGAGATCCTTATGAAGCTAAGATATTATTAAGCATTTTAGGAAATTGCCAAGTTTTACCAATAGGAAAATATCTTTCCGTTAATTATGACAATAAGATAATGTTGCTAAAAGATACACAAATAACATATAGGAACTAATAAGTTGGCTAAAGATAAAGATGGCATGATTGTCACAAAAGGGCGTGTTACTGATGCAGCACCAGGAGCAAAATTTAAAGTTAAATTAGAAAACGGACACACCCTTAATGCCGTTATTAGTGGTAAAATTAGAAAGAATAATATTCAAATTTTATTAAATGATTTGGTGGAAGTGGAACTTTCATGTTATGATCTTACATTAGGGCGTATTACTTATAGATTTTAACCAGTCTTTCTCCCACACTTGAACAAGGGCATATCCTGCAGATTCTATAAGAGATATTCTTTCCATAGTTAAAGAATATAATTCGCCGAATGTTTTCTTATTATTCGAATTTACCTTTTTATGATCATATGTATCGGGATTACCGTGCCAATAATCGCCCCAGTATTCATATATAGTGTTTGTATTCGGATCATATGCGTCTACCTTAATTCGTTTAGATCCGAGTTTAATCCAAATTTCTCGATATTCTTTACATATATGTAAAGAATCTAGCCATACTTGTGATGCTTCGGAAACTGGTCCTGATCCGCATCGTTGACACCCGGCACGTTTATGGACATCGGGTGATTGGGAGAATTCTCCATGAACTGGACAGATAATTTTCATTATAGATGTTATCCCAGTGAATGTTTCGTCCAGATATGTATATTTGTTATTATGGAAGTTTTTTGCAAATAGAATAAATTTATTATATGATGATATTTTTTTGGAAATACCTTTTTTGATATTCCCACAGGTAGGACATCCACATTTTCGCGTAGTATGACTCATCGGGGTTTGCATCCACTCGCCGTGTTCGGGGCATATAATTTTTATATGCGTATGTGCGTTAATATAATCTACATAACTGTAGTCATATTTATTATTATGTATTATTTTAGCTTTATCTATAAATTCGGATAATGGCATCCGTTTTGCTAAAGATATTGCTGTTCCACGAGGCTTATATTTTGACATATACTTATTTATCTTTTATAATGTGTAGAGATGACTACTTACGATAAATATAGTATATGAAAAAAGATTATTATGAAATATTAGGGTTAGAACGAACTGCTACCGCTGAAGAAATTAAAGGCAGATATAAACGCCTAGCGATGAAGTTTCATCCTGATCGAAATCCCGGGGAAGGCTCCGCAGCAGCCGAGGAAAAGTTTAAAGAAGCAAAAGACGCATATGAAGTATTGAGTGATCTCGAAAAACGCAAAGAATATGATACCTATGGCCATGCCGGACCAGGATTTTCAAATAACAGGTCTAGTTGGACACATCAGAGCACTGATACAGCACAGTTCGATGAGATGTTTAAGGCATTCTTCAATCAACGACCACAGCAACCGCAGCAACAACAAACAACAACACATATATTAACGATATCTCTTGCAGATGCATATATAGGTAAGTCGATAAGAGTTAGTTCGTCAGCAGTGATTAATGTTCCACGAGGAGCAAGATCTGGAACTAAATTTTTTGTTGATAACAAAATGTATCGTGTTGATATACAACAGCATTTTAAATTTAAACGATCTAATGACGATTTACTAGTTGACGTAACAATTGATGCTATCGAGGCCATGGTTGGCATGGATGCTATACTAGACCACTTAGATGGTGTTAAACTACAGTTTGTAATACCAGCAGGCATACAGCCCGGGCAAATAGTTAAATTATCAGGCAAAGGAATGAGAAACCCCGAACTTGATAAACATGGTGATATATTAGTTCGCATCACTATTACTATTCCGAAGGCACTGACTGTTGCACAAGCGGAAGTTTTAAAAACATTGACACACAGAGATTCAATTAATATTTAAGGAAAATAAAATGACTAAGAAGGTAGAGAAAATGATTGAACGCGCAGTTGCAATCGCAAATGACAACAATCACGAATATGTAACATTAGAGCATGTATTATTATCTCTGTTACATGAGAAAGAAGTTAATGAACTTATCCTTGCTATTGGCGGGCAACCAGCTAAAATTAAGACGGAGACTATACAATTTTTGGGTGATCCTGCACTTAAAAAGCCGGACGCACTAAAAGACATACCCGCAAAACGCACGGCTGTATTACAACGCACATTCCAGCGAGCGCTGACACAAGCAGTATTTAGCGGCCGCGCCGAACTTAGCAACGAAGCTATTTTGTTAAGTATATTAAGCGAAGAAACAAGCCACTCACATTATTTCTTAGGCAAATACGGCGTGTCTAGAGAAAAAATTATCGAACATTTGCGTAAGGCAGACGAGAAACAAGCAACACAAGAAGACACTTTCTTAGACTTGTATGCACGTAACTTAAATAAAGAAGCAACAGATGGTGCAATTGATCCGGTGATCGGACGTGAACGCGAAGTTGTCGATACTATCGAAATCTTAGCTCGTCGTAAAAAGAACAATGTTGTGTATGTCGGCGAGCCTGGTGTGGGTAAAACTGCATTAGCAGAAGGCTTGGCACTGAAGATTATAAATAAAGAAGTTCCAAAAGCATTGCAAGATAAGGTTGTATACAGTTTAGATATCAGTGCTTTGTTAGCTGGTACGAAATTCCGCGGTGACTTCGAAGAACGTTTGAAAGGTGTGTTAGACCAAGTTAAAAAACTCGGTAACTGCATTATGTTTATTGATGAAATACACATGATTTTAGGCGCAGGTTCTACGACTGGTAGCCAGATGGATGCAGGTAACATGTTAAAGCCTATGCTTGCTAAGGGCCAATTAATGTGTGTCGGCGCTACAACATACGATGAGTTCCACGAACACTTCGAAAAAGATAAAGCACTGTTGCGTCGTTTCCAGAAGTACGATATTAATCAACCGTCTGCAGAAGAAACAAAACTTATTCTTCGCGGTATTGCATATCAATACGAGAAGTTCCACGGTGTAACATTCGAAGAAGGCGCGACAGATATGTGCGTAGATTTGTCGGGACGTTATATGAAGTCTAAGTTCTTCCCGGACAAAGCAATCGACGTTATGGATTCGGCCGGTGCCATCGCTAAGTTACGTGAAGAAAAAATAGTGACGATAGATTCCGTTGTTCGCCAGGCTGCAAAAATTGCACATATTCCTGTTGAGATGATCGACATGAAGGAAAACAGTGCGTTGGAAAATCTTGCACCACGTATAAAGAACAAAGTGTATGGACAAGATGTTGCTATTGACAAACTTGTTGAAGCAATCTTTATGTCTAAGGCTGGATTGCGTAATCCAACTAAGCCTATCGGTAGCTTCTTATTTACTGGCCCAACCGGTACTGGTAAGACTTATACTGCTAAGAAACTTGCTGAATCACTCGGCGTTCACTTTGCACGTTTTGATATGTCTGAATACATGGAAAAGCATACAGTATCTAAATTTATTGGTGCCCCTCCAGGTTTTGTAGGACACGGCGAAGGTAAAATGGGTGAAGGACAATTGATTCAGGTAGTGGATACTAATCCGAACTGTGTATTATTGCTCGATGAAGTTGAAAAGGCCCATCCTGACGTATTAACTGTATTATTGCAAGTAATGGATGACGGTCGGTTAACATCGTCTAAAGGTAAGACAGTAGATTTCTCAAACGTAATCATTATTATGTCTGCTAACTTAGGTGCAGCAGATGCTGAGAAATTAAAGATTGGTTTTGGTAGCCAAGATAACGGCGCAGTTGTTGAAGCTGAAATCAAAAAATTCTTTAGCCCAGAATTTAGAAATCGTTTAGATGGTATTGTTAAATTTAACAAACTAACAATGAATGAAATGAATTTGATTGTTAATGCCGAAGTTGAGAAAACAGATGTAATGCTTGCTCCAAAGAACATTACACTTAATGTAACTCAGCAGGCACGTGACTGGCTTGCTACAAATGGTTATGACCCATTAATGGGTGCAAGACCGTTTGAACGCTTATTCGAAGAGAAGATTAAAAAGGTATTATCTAAAGAAATCTTATTCGGTAAGTTAAAAGATGGCGGCCGTGTTAATGTTGATTGTGTCGACGGCGAACTTGTTATTGATCCGCATCCACCCGTAACAGAAGCATTAATTGTAGTTTAAATACTATACTACAACATAGGCCCTTCGGGGCCTATGTTGCTTTCTGTTGTGTATCAGCTACGGGGTCAGTTAATACTACCTGTGGACCATTTTTTGTACCACGTAACATAATATTACCTGCATGTAAATCTAGATGAAAACTGTCAATACTTTCATCTATAATATCAGTAATTACTCTTAGTGCCTGTATTAATTTCTTGTCCTTAACGTCGGCATATGAATCATTCATTATCACGTATTTCATAGCATTCACAATCGCATGGTTAAGTTGAGATGAATTACTGTCTCTGCCATACGGCAACATATCATCAAACTTATTAAACATTTTTTTACCCATATTATATAGTGCTTCACTGTCAAACTCTGTAGCAGTCATAAGTGTCTCCATCTCGAAACTAGGCTTCTTTCGTCCTGCACTATCACGCTCGACTTCTACTTTATACACTCTTGGGAAGTATGGATTCGATTGTGCTAACCCACTATTTGTAACTGTCTTAATATACATATAATAAGCATCGCCCTCGACCCTTGCTGTTGGTTCGTGATACGTCTTTTTAGCATCCATAGGCGTATTTGCATCAACATCGACAGTTGCATAATATCCGTTACCACCTCTTTCCCCGTAAGGTGGAACTGTTTTCATAGCAGCTTTTTTATTAATAGACATTTGATCTAAATCAAATTCGCCATCTATATCTTTTGTCTTATATTCTGTATTAATAATTTCGTATAATTTCATTTCTATTATCCATCAAGTTTATATATTTATCGAACAGATAAATATATAATAAATATTCGACTTTGGAGATAAAGTAATGGCAATTAGAAAATCAGTTCTGATGATGACAAATACCGGTACACACTGGAATGTTATCGGAGAGCCAATAAGGGCTGATGCTTATTACGGCTATACAGACGGCATACATACTGTGCAAGTAATATATCAAAATCTAGTAGGCGGTTTTGGCTTACAAGGCACACTTGCGCTAGATCCAAAACCCGAAGATTGGTTCTGGATTAAATTAAATCCAAACGGCGATATAAATACTCCATTCATACCATTTCCGATTGACCCGTATGCACCAACAGGAAATAACGGTGGCGACACAGGGTCAATGGCAACGACATTTATAGGAAATTTTGTTTTCCTAAGAGCAGTATTAACTCGAGATTATCTTCAACCGTCACCAGTGAATGTGCAATGGAACACTTGGCAGTACGGACAGATTGATAAAGTCTTATTAAGTCTATAAGGAACAGAAAATGATAATAGGTCAAAATGCCCTCTTAAATCAATATGTACCAACGTTCTATATTAAGAATATTATCGATGGTCAGACATTAAGATATGACTCGACAAGAAAAGCATTTGTTAATGCTACCCCAACGGGCGGTAGCGGTGGCGCATCCAAATTAGGTGAATTACTTAATGTATCGCCCACAGTAGATAGTCCGTCACTTTCCCTTCTTTCGGGTCAATCATTAACATATAACGCATTTACTAGTCTGTGGGAAAATTCATTCACAGATTATAATACTCTGCTAAACAAGCCGACAAGTAGCAGTTTTAGTTTCGCCGGATTAAGTGACACGACAAAACCCCCGCTTTCAAACGGTTATGTATTATGGAATGCAACTGGAACACAGTTGGTCTATTCTACCACTATACCAGTTACAAGCATTACAGGACTTGCGCCGGTCGCATCTTTAGGAACAGCCGGTTCATTATATAATATATCACCGTTAAGTGATACACTTAATAATACTACTGATGTCGGTAAAATTCTTGTTTGGAATGGTACAGTGTGGACACCGTCGTTGGGAACAGGTGTTAATGTTGTAGCAGACTTAACAACAAGAAATGCATTGCCTACGATGTTAGGAACCCAATCATATGTCATCAATTCTGATGACGGTGCAGGAAATTATGTAAACCAGTGGAGTTATTGGATTTATACAATTTCGGGACCATCAAATGGATGGACACTAATATCTAGACAAGAAACTTCGATATCAGATTCATCGACAATCGAATTTACATTAACTCCGTTTTCTCCAGGAACTACTATTATCGGTACTTTACCGACAGGTGGTAGAATTACACTTATTACTGTTGAAGTGCCTGTATCGTTTATTATTCCAGGTACAACATTAGAAATAGGATATAATATTCCAGCAGCATCCGTAGTAATGCCATCAGCACTAATGACAATTACAGAGATAGATTTAACAAGTATCGGTGTGTATTCGACAATGTCAGATATATTATTTGGAACAGACACTCCTGCAGGAGATGTCGAAATAACAGCAACATATGTGAACGGTGGAACGGTAGTTGGATCAGCGCAAATTATAGTCTCATATGTATAATAAATGATTTTTTTGGATAAATAACAAAGAGGGCCGTTAAGGCCTATAATAGGAGATTTAAATGGCAAATGTAAAAAACTTCGGGCTGATTGGTGTAGGTACTGACCTACAATTCGGTAAGGCCGGTACGCGTCTTATCAACAATGCAGGCACGTTCAATTTCAAGGCAGCAGACGGTTCGACTGATGCAGCAGTTACAGCTTCAAGCGTAACAACATCGGCAGGTAACGTAACTGCAACAACAGGTAATTTAGTATTAACTGCTACCTCAGGTACAATAAGTGTCGGTGGCGATACAACACTTAGCCGTCAAGGCGCAGGCGTATTCCAATTCGACGGTTCTAAAGCATTTGTTGCCCCTATCGGTAATACAGCAGGTCGTCCAACTGGTGCAACTGGTATGGTTCGCGTTAATAACGACGTACCAACAGCATCTACAGTTGAATTCTTCAACGGTACAACATGGACAACACTTGGGTCGACAGGTAGTGTAGCTACATTACAGATAGAAGTCGACAATATCGAAGCAACACTTGGTACAATGGTTAACTCCAATGGTACATCTAATGTTGCAGGAGCACTTACTGATATATTGTTTGGCGGTGCTACTGATTTGACAACAGCCCTTAATAACTTAGCAGCTGGTGTCGAAGGCAAAAATACATTGGAAGAAATTTTTCCAGTAGGCGCACCAGGTAACGTAATCTACGGTAACCCAGGTGGAACTGATTGGTCACAAGGTTTGCCAGGCGCAACTTCAGGTGTACAAGCATATGACGCAGGTCTTGCAGCTTTAGCAGCAAAAACTTCGACAGGACTTATGGTTCAGACTGGTGCTGATACATATTCATCAACATCATTAACTGCTCCTATACGTGGTTTTACAATCACTAACGCATCTGGTGTCGCTGGTTCCCCAACATTTGTTCTTGCTAATAACTTGTCAGCTTTAGAAGCTAATACAACACCCGGTTACTATGTAATTACAGCAGACGGTACTTCAACATCACGTACATTCTCTGGTGCAGCTGGTGAAATCGTTGTTACAAACGGTGACGGTGTTTCTTCTAACACAGATATCGGTTTAGCAACAGTCACTAATGCTGGAACAGGTACATTCTTAAAAATTACACGTGACGGTTTCGGTCGTGTATCAGGTACAACAGCAGTAGTTACAGGTGATATCACAACATTGGTTGACGGTACATATGTAAATATTACTGGTGACTCAATGTCAGGTAGTTTGTCATTCACTGGCGGTGCAACAGTTACAGGTCTTCCAGATCCAACTAATGCAACTGATGCAGCAACTAAGAACTATGTTGACAATGCAGTTACAGGTCTTTCGTGGAAACAAGCAGTTCACACAATGTCTTCAACAAATGTTACTATCTCTAATCCAGGTACAGCAACATTCGGTGGACACACAATTACAATCGGTCAACGCTTATTGTTAACTGGTCAAACAGCAGGTCAAGATAATGGTATCTATATTTTCGATACAACATCGACTCCGTTAGTTCGTTCTTCAGACGCAAATACGTTTGACGAATTGAATGGTGCATCGGTATTTGTTGAACAGGGTACATATGCTAACACAGGTTGGGTACAAACAGCAGTATTGACGTCGTTGTCAACTCCTGAAGTATGGACTCAATTCTCTGGTGCTGGTGCTTACACAGGCGGCATTGGTATTGATGTTACAGGTAATGTTATCAGTGCTATTCTTGGTGCTGGTGTTACTAACTTACCATCAGGCGAAATTGGTCTTGACATCGTTGCTGCTGAAGCTATTCAGTTGACAACATTGTTAACAGGCGGTCAGTTGACATTGGTGTTGGAAGGCGCTGGTGGATTACAACAGTCTGGTACTGGTTTGAAGATTTCTGCAGCTGGCGTTACAAATGCTATGCTTGCAAACTCATCAATCACATTAAATGCAGATAGTGGTTCAGGTTCTGTTTCATTAGGTGGAACACAACTTATCCAAGGTACAGCATTACAAGGTATTTCAACTTCAGTAACAGGTAGTACATATACTGTTACAGCAGCTGATGCAACAACACTTGCAAAAGGTGTTGCTAGTTTTAACTCTGCATCATTTAGCACATCGTCCGGTGCAGTTTCTCTTAATACAGTTGACGTAGCACACGGTGGTACTGGTGTAGTTACATTAGGTGCTAACCAGGTAATGATCGGTAACGGTACAAGCCCTGTTATAACAAGTGCTGGATTAACATTTGTTTCCGGTGCAGCTGATACATTGACAGTTGGTGGCGGCAACGGCGGTACAATTGTTGCAGACGGTGTTGACTTGAAGGTTACTGCTACTTCTACTAATGGTAACGTAGTTCTTATGCCTACTGGCACTGGTTCGGTTATTGTTGGTCCTGCAGGTTCTGGTAAAATTCAATCAGACGCTGGTACTGCATTGCTTGTTCAGGGTAACACAACATTAACATTGAAGGCAGTTACTGGAAATGTTATCGTTGATTTGTCTGGTACATCTAACTATGTTACTGTAACAGGTCCAACAGCGGCTCAATATGCAGCAGCTATTGCAGCAGTTCCTGCAGCATTAACTAACAAACAGTATGTTGATGATGCTATTGCTTCCGGTGCTTCTGCTGGTGCAATTAAGGCTTACCAAGTTACAGTTCCACTTGATGCAAATGGTACAGTAAACATCGGCACAGCAATGCCAGCAGGTTCAACAGTTCTTTCTGTTAAGGTTATTGTTAGTATTGCTGATTCTGCAGCTTTATTGTCTATCGGTAAATCCGGTAGCACATCGGCTTACATGTCATCAGGCGAAAATGATGCACAAGTTGCTGGTATGTATATGTCAGAATGTTTCGTTACAGAAGCTGGCTCAGCTCAGGTTATTGCAACAGTTGCAGCATCTGGAAATAGCGCAGGCGCGACAGCAAAAGTGATCTTCACTTACCAAGTAGCTCAATAATTAACATAGTTAATTAAATTAAAAGCCCCTTTAGTGGGGCTTTTTATTGGATCCATTTTCGTAATATTTTGATAAATATAGTATAATATAATTAGGAGGTATTATAATGATTTTAATTAAAAAAGTAATTAATGATTGGTTTACTGGTCCCGACGGAAAAACGTATGACCCAGCCAGAGCTTTATGGTTTGCGGGTATACTTACGTTCTTAGCATTTACAGGGCACGATTTGTATAAAAACGGCAAATTTGACATGGTAAATTTTGGTATTGCATACGGTAGCTTACTTGTTGCTGGTGGCGCTGGTGTTAAACTTAAAGAAACAACTGAACCTAAAGCAAAAGAGTAATATTTACCAATAAATGTGCGGTTGCAGCATTTTTTATATAAATAGTGTATAATAATAATTTGTTGCACTCACTGGGAGACAACAAATCACACTCACAAGGAAATATATTATGTTTAGCACAATGAAAACACCACAAGACTTTTTAAACTCAGTTACAGCATTCTATTCGAACGTCCCTAAGACGCCAGAAGATGTAAAAGTAGTAATGGAGAAAGTCCAAAAAGTATTCGAAACAGAATACGCAAATAGCCAAGAAGTAATGAAGGTTTACCAGAAAGCTGCAACTGGTACTGCAACAATTAACGAAATTACTAGTGCAAATAAAAAGGCTGTAGAATTAGCTAAAGCAACTACATTCGCCGGCATCGTTGCCATCCCTGGCGCATTGTTTGTATTGCCTGCTATTGTTAGCAAAGCACAAGAACTAAACATTAGTTTGGTTCCACGTTCTGTGGCAGCACAGTTTGATATCTAATTTAGATATACTTAAAAGGGACTTCGGTCCCTTTTATTTTGAGTTTATTTTCGTATCTAGATAAATACATAATATGAAAATACTAGAACTCCTGCTACCGAAGTCCATGATAGATAAAGGTCTATCAACAAAGTCTATGAAGCAAATCGACACTTTACAAGTCCGGATGGATCTGTATGTTGATAAACTTTGTGGCATGGCTGCAGGTACTGCTCGTGATTTCCTAAAGTCTAAATTAAAAGCTGACTATATCGCACTTAAGGATATTATTAAGAAAAATAATGTAGCTGAGAGTGCTGAAAATACGGAAGACAAGCAATATGAAGTATATGATCGTCAGACTGGTAAAGTTGTAGGCAAACCATACTCTAGTTTGTCAAGAGCGTCTAGAGCAGTCGACAGATTAGATAATAAGTATGGCGGATATAGATACGGAAAACGCCCTGTTACTCCTGTAACCGAGGCGCGACCTAATCGACAAACATCGACATATAATCCGGACAGCGATACATACAATGGTGAGAAAATGCCTACATTGCGCCCAGATCCTGCAGACAACGCAGAACAACTAAGATCTATAGCAAGTGATCCATTACATAGCTACGACCTTGATACCGATAGTATAGATGCTAAAAAGTTAATAGCGAAATACATGAAAGTATTATTACCGAGGCACCAGGATGTAATAAAAATGCGATTTATGGACGGCATGACACTCGAAGAAGTGGCAAAAGTGTTTGGAGTGCATCGTGAACGCATAAGACAGATAGAAGCATCGTCATTAAGAGCAATACGGAGAGAAATAGACAGGAGTGATATAGCAAGGGCATCTATATATAAACCTGTGGTAAGAACACCTTCCACAATAAATGCAGTCGAACTTAAACGTCTATCCGAGGTTGAAGAATTGGACGAATTATCAGTTAACACACTAAAGAGTTATTTTGGTAAATCGGGCAAAGATGCAGAGGGGCATATTGCTAAGGCAAAAGCAGGCGTGGACAAAGAAAGCTCGAGTGCCCATGCTAAAAAGCGTATGAGTGGAATGAAACAAGCAGTAGGTAAACTTTCTAAAGCCAGGCAGCGCGGTGAAAAATTATCCGAAGCAGTTCATAAACTTCCGCTCACGCCCGAAGATTTCGAAATGGTTAAGCGTTTAATGGAAAAACCGATTCCAGCTATCGTAGCACCTATTTACATATCGGAAATTATCAATGATGACGAATTAAACGATCAATTTACTTCGTTAGAAGAAACTGACCCGGGTCGTGATATTAGACCACTTATAGTAGAATGGCTTAACAGAGTAATGCCCGACCAAATGTATCGTTTCGGCCAAGCAGTTGCCGATGAGACACAAAGAAAAGGTTTGCTATCACCCATACACGGTTACGATGACCATCAATACAAAGGTACTAACAACGGTACCCCCGGAAATGCTACAGGCCGTTTCTAATCCCCGAAATTCTTGATTTTCGCAATAGCTGAAGTTATAATAACTTAAACGCTAAGTAAAACACAAAGCAACTACAAGGAGTTATATGGCGAAATTAAGCCCCGAAAACATCGCACGACTAAAACAATTAATTAAAGATGGCGTGAGTGTTCTACAAGAAGTGGAAGACTTAAAGGCAGGTCTAAGCGATACAGTTAAATCAATAGCAGAAGAATTAGAAGTAAAACCTGCACAGTTAAATAAACTTATCAAGATCTGTCAAAAAGGCAAGATGAATGACCAGCGCGAAGACTGGGAAGAACTGGAAGAATTATATAAATCCGGGGGATTGGGTTAATGTATGTCGACAGTTATTTTAACAGGAACGGCAAAGAAGAAGTAATTAAGGTAGTAGAACGTATAAACGGTAAAAGAGTTTATAAAGAATATCCGCCCGACTATCATTTCTATGTTAGTGATCCGCGTGGATCACATAAATCAATCTATGGAAATACACTCAAGAAGATTGTCCCACAGTCATTTACTGAAAAACAAAAATTAGTTAAGACAATGTCAGGTAATGTTAAGAAATGGGAATCCGATGTTAATCCCATAGGACGTTGCTTAGAACATAATTATCATTCGGGCGAAGCACCTGCGCTAAATGTAGCCTTTTTCGATATTGAGACTAGCTTTGATAAAGAAGAAGGTTGGTCCGAAGCTGCTGATGCAGACAATTATATAACTGCTATATCGGTTCATTTACAATGGCTTGACGAAATTATCTGTCTAGCATTTCCTCCCGAGACATTAACGTGGGAAGAAGCATCGGCAATTGCAGATGAAGTAGGTAATGTAGTTCTGTTTAAGACCGAAGTTGAAATGCTAAATGCGTTTATCGATGTAATATCTGATGCAGATGTATTATCGGGATGGAATTCAGAAGCGTATGATATTCCGTATGTAGTAAATCGTATAAAGAAAGTATTAGGTAAACACGAAGCTCGTAGACTCTGTCTATGGGATCAATCGCCGAAAGAACGTAAGTATGAACGTGGTGGTCGCGAAGCGTTGACATATGATTTAATTGGTCGAATTTCGATGGATTATATGCAGATTTACAAACAATACAACTATGAAGAACGACATAGCTATGCGTTAAATGCGATTGCAGAAATTGAACTTGACGAAACAAAAATTGCATACGAAGGAACACTCGACGAATTGTATAACGATGATTTTAGGAAATTCTTAGAATACAACCTTCAAGATACACGTTTGTTAGATAAACTTGATAAGAAATTACAGTTTATCGACTTAGCTAATTCGATTGCGCATTCTAGCTGTGTATTGATTCCTAAGGTTATGGGTGCGGTTGCAGTAACAGACCAAAACGTGTTAATGGAAGCACATAATCGTAATATGATTTGTCCTGACAAGAAACATACTAGCAGTGAAAAAGACGTAAGGGCAGCAGGTGGATGGGTAGCAACACCGAGGAAGGGATTCCACAGATGGATTGGTAGCACAGATATGAAATCCTTGTATCCGTCTGTTATTAGAACGTTGAACATGAGTCCAGAAATGATCGTTGGACAGATCAGACTAGATCGCACTAATACAGCAATTGCAGCATGGGAAGCGAAAGGCGCCAGATATACATTTGCATCGTGGTGGAATGATAGATTTCATGTATTAGAAATGGACGATTTCTATAATGAGGACATTGGTAACAAATTAATTCTCGATATGGAAGACGGGTCTGAGTATGAAGTAACAGGCAAAGAACTTCATGACTTAATCTTTGAGGGAGGTCAACCTTGGTGCATTAGTGCAAACGGGACAATCTTTAAGACTGACGCTGACGGTGTAATTCCTAGTCTATTAACACGATGGTACAGTGAACGTAAAGTGTTGCAAGGTATTATGACTAATTACGAGGATATATCGGATAATGCTAAAATGGCAGGTGTTAAAGTACCTAGCGACTTGTTTAGTATAGAAGATATTAGTGATACAGATATAAAGGCAAATCCTTATATAGATTCCGAATCATATAAGCCTAAAAAATTACGAGAACTTATTACTGAGGGTCATAAGAAGCGTGTCGTGCAATATATGAACCAACATAATTTAACAGTTAAGGATGGTAAAGCAATTTATAGAGATCAAGCAGTCTTAGCACGTATTATCAGTTTCTGGGACAAGCGTCAACTAGTTAAGAAAATTAACCTTAACTCTGCATATGGTGCGTTATTGAATGCAGGTAGCAGATTCTTCGATCAACGCTTAGGGCAATCAACTACTTTAACTGGTAGAACAATTACTAAACATATGGCTGCTAAAACAAATGAAATGATCACAGGCGAATATGATCATTACGGTAAGTCAATAGTATATGGCGATACTGACTCGTGTTATTTTTCGGCATACCCTAGTCTTAAAGAAGAAATCGAGAATGGCGATATCCTGTGGACAAAGGAAAGTGTTGTGGATTTATATAATGATTTAGCTAAAGCTGTATCAGCAACATTTCCCGAATTCTTATTATCTAGTTTGCATGTGCCAGTTAAGCGTTCGACCGGTGTAATTGCTAGTTCACGTGAAACAGTATCTGAGACAGGTATATGGATGGTTAAGAAGCGTTATGCTTGTTTGATGTATGACAAGGATGGTATTAGACTTGACGTTGCTGGCAAAGTAGGCAAAGTAAAGGCTATGGGTCTTGATTTAAAACGCGCAGATACACCGAAATTCGTGCAAAAATTCTTGTCAGACATACTGATGGATACTCTTACAGACAAGGGCGAGAACGCTGTGATAGAGAAGGTTCGTTTGTTCAAAGAAAAATTTGAAGATATGAAACCGTGGCAACAAGGTACACCTCGTTCAGTTAATAAGTTAACTCATTATAAAGACAAACTTGAAGATGCAGGGTTCAAAAAGATGAAAGGGATTCATGTAGGTAATTTACATGTACCTGGACACGTAACGGCCAGCCTTGCATGGAATAGGTTAAAAGAAGTTCATATGGATCAACATGCTATGCGTATCATCGATGGACAAAAGATTATTATTTGTAAATTAAAAGAAACAAGTGAAAATAGATTATCAAGTATTGCTTATCCCGTCGATGAAACACATTTGCCGGAATGGTTCTTGAGTCTCCCGTTCGATAGTGAAGATATGATGGCAGGTATCGTAGATAAGAAGGTAGAAAACTTGTTAGGTGTTCTTAAATGGGATCTTAGTAGAACAAATAAAGAACATGCACATTTAGAGACATTATTTGATTTCAGTAACATGTGAAATCCTTGACTTTCTTACTGAAATTCTATATACTACAGCATTAAAGGACACACAATGAACAATCAATTTTATGCTATTATACCCGGTCGAATGGATCCTAATATTGCTGAAATGATTTATGGATCAGTGCCAACTGAATTATTGACAGATTATTATATTTGTACTGATCCAAGAAATACATGCATTACATTACGACCAAAAACACAACTATTAAACAAGGAAACAACATGAACATATTAGACAGTTTGAAAGACATCATTAAGCATACGAATTCGTTAGGCTTTATTGATATGGTAAAAATTATCGGAACAACAACTGATGCAAAAATAGAAGCAATTGACGCAGATAAGACAGTTGTGATTTTCGGTAGCTTATACCAGCCAATCACAGGCATCGATACAACAGTAGGATTATCGCGTATTGCAGTATTGAAGGGCTTTATTGATTTTCCACCATATTCAGGCGAAAAGGCTGTAACAGAAATCGTATCCGAAATGCGTAACGGTGCAAATGCGCCAACAGAAATTAAATTTTCCAGTGGTGGTGGGCACCTATCTAACTATCGTTTCATGAGCGAGACAATGGTGAATGAACAGATTAAAGTACCTGCATTTAAAGGCGCACCATGGAATGTAACAATTACTCCGGAAAAGAAAAAGATTACAGAGTTGTCTTACATGTTAGGAACCTTAGGTGGCTTCGAAAAACGCTTCGTAGTAAGTGTTGATGCAACAGATACGTTAATCTTTAGTGTTGGTATTGGCCCAACAGACAGGACAATATTACCGTTTGCAGAAAAGGTATCAGGTACAATGAAGCATCAGTGGTCATGGCCTTTATCGCAGGTGTTAGGTATTTTGAAATTGACAGAGACGTCGTCTTCGTCGACAATGAGCTTCTCAGACTCCGGTGCAATGAAAATTGAGATCGACAGTGGCTTAGGAAAATATTCCTATATTTTACCTGCAGGCAAGGCTTAAAACCTAAATACACTAACAACTACAGAGGAAACTAATGGGAATTGATTTAGGGAAGATGCACGATGACGGCAAATGGGCAAAATATTTGCCAGCCATCAGTGGTTTTTATGTAACACAGCTAGGATACGACAAAAATATCGCAGATTATATTAAGCCAGAGCGAGTGCCAGAAAAATTCGAACACGGAATACAGGGAATCGACTTCTTAAAACCTGAAGATTCGTATTACCATTATCCATATGGACTATATTCTGCAGGTCACGCTAATAGAAATTTAGCAAAATGTGATCGTGCGGCGCCGATGATTCACGGACGAGATAGAGAGAAAACAATACTTATCGGTGATAGTGGCGGATTCCAAATTGCAACAGGTGTTATTAAACTTGACTGGACAACAGTAAAGACTCCGGCTGGTGATAAGTTACGCGAAGAGATTCTTAGATACTTAGAACATACAGCTGACTGGTCGATGACACTCGATGTTCCAGCGTTTGCGTGGACACCACCATTCGGTGCAAAGACTGGACTAACTTGTTTCGAAGATTGCTTGGATGTAACTGAGTATAATTTGCAATACTTTATGAGTAATAGGGTACCAGGCGCAACTAAGTTTTTAAATGTGTTGTCTGGCAGTGATGCAGACAACTCTAAAACCTGGTATGAACGAGTTATTCCGTATAGTATGCCGGACGCAGTCGAAGCAATGGGTTATACACGCGATCGCACACTAGAGGGATATGCGTTTGCTGGTTGTAATATGCGACAAATGAAAACTACATTAAGTCGTATTCTTGACTTACGTGACGATAATATGTTAGCAGGGAAGGATTGGATTCACTTCCTTGGTATCGGTAGGCTTGACTGGGCATGTTATTTAACATCGATTGAACGCCAACTTAAGAAACATGATAACCCAAATCTAAGTATTAGTTTTGATGCTGCTTCGCCATTCGTAGCAGCCGGTGGGTATGCATTATCTTATGATTATACTCACTTCAGCGCAGATAGACTTACTTATTCTATGGGTAAAGGTATAGACAATAAAGGATTTACTAAATCTAAAAATGCGATGCCATACGGTGGACCTATTAACAACAGATTAACAGTAGGTGACATCTGTGTTATGGGCCCGGGTGACGTAAACAAGCATGGTAAGGAAGGTAAGACAAGCTGGGACACAACTTCTTATGCACTTGTAATGGCGCACAACGTTTTTAACCATATCGATGCAGTTCAGGAAATCAATCGATTAGCTGACGTTGCATATGCAAAACTTGGTACAGTAGATCCTAGTGCTTGGTATCGCCAGGGAAAGAAGAAGCCTGTTAATAAAGATGAATTTGTTCCTAATAACATTTTGTATTTTAACTCCTTTGTTGAAAAATTACTCGATCCAGCAACACCTAATCCACGTGCTTTATTAGAAGAATATACTGCATTCCTAGAAAGTATTAGTTTCGGTAATAAGAAGCAAGTCACAACAATGGGACAAGAGGATATGTGGCATAAAATCGATGATGTCTCAGTCGAGGAAGCACCTGATGTCCAGGACATGGCTGATATGGATGACATGCACCTTGCAGAAGAAGATGAATGAGAAGTTACAAAAAGACCTTAGCACTTTAGAGAGACTTATCGGAATACAAACGGATTGTATACATGCACACGATCCGAGTGTACAATATATGCATGGTATGCTGAATGGGCTTATTTGTGCCCATTCAGTATTTGCAGACTGCGAACCAAAATATATGAGCAAGCCTCACAGAATACATGGACGCAATATACGCCATAAAAGTATGCAATCTAAAGGAAAATAAATGAGAAATTTACAAGAATACCCGATTACAAGCATAGATATATTCGATGCACTAAGATGTGCAGATTCACTAATGGATACTGAGAGTATAGGTGACACAAATCGACTCTCCCTAACACTCCTTAGATTATACTTAGAAGATAATAAAACAAGTTTAAATGAGTTTCTAAATAAACATAAAATAGTATAATATGCATGTATCACGAATCCTTTAGAAATAGAAGAAATATATGAAAAGTATAATAAGATAAGGAAATTTGATGAGTAAAATAATAGTGGTGTATCATGGAAACTGTGCAGACGGATTCACAGCAGCATGGATCGTAAGTAAGATACACCCGGATGCGGAATTTTACGCAGGTTTTTATCAAACAACACCGCCCGATGTTACGGGCAAGATTGTCTACATGGTAGACTTTAGCTATAAACTTCCTGTAATGGAAGAACTAACAAGTAAAGCATTAAAAGTAATTCACATCGACCACCACGATACTGCTATTCGAGATTTGGCAGATTTTAACCCATCCAATTTTGAAAAATTCTATAGCCCCGCTAATACTGAGAGCGGCGCAATGTTAACGTGGAAATATTTCTATCCTGCAATCGAAGTACCACAATTCATTAAACACATTGATGATCGGGATCGTTGGAAATTCTTATTGCCAGGAACACGCGAAATACAGGCAAACATATTCAGTTACGATTATACATTCGAAAATTGGGATATGTTATTTAATCAGAATTTGGATGAACAGGTTCTGCAAGGTACAGCTATTGAACGTGCCCAGGCTAAAAACATTAAGGAGCTAATGGGTGTTGTAGTTCGTAGAATGAATATTGCGGGATATAATGTGCCTGCTGCAAACGTTCCATATATGTATGGTTCCGATATGTGTCACGCTCTTGCAAAGAACGAACCATTTGCTGTATACTATTACGATAAGCCCGACGGTCGTGAATTTGGTCTACGATCAGAAGAAAACGGTGTGCATGTAGGTGACATTGCTGTGCAGTTCGATGGCGGCGGGCACGAACATGCATCCGGGTTTAGAATGAGTTATGACTTAGCGAGGAAATTTGAAATATGAAAATGTTAAAATGGCTGTTTGCAGATTTGTTTGAACGTGACACATCTAGCCAAGAACGAGTCGACGAACTATATTTAACGAATGACAGCAATAGAGAATTCGTTAAAAGTTTAGATCAAAGGCAACGTGATTATTATTTTAGTCTGCAAGACACTTGGCGGAAATCACTGACACGCCTAGAATCTCGTGTGTACGAACTCGAAGGGAAACTATGAAATGGAAATATAAACTACGTAAGGATTCTACGAACTGGCATGCATGGTTTGCATGGCATCCGGTAAAACTTACAAACGGTGATACAATATGGTTAGAGTCTATTTTACGTAAATCAACTTACAGACGATTTCCTAGTTTAGTGGATAGAATGTTTTTTGTTACAGACTATGAATATGAAGAATCTATATTAGATATTTTAAAGGACGTAAAATGAGTTTATATAATATGGTACACGGTGTCAATCCAAATACTGCACAATTAATGAATTTACTTCAGTTAACAACCGGCGACTTTGGACGATTTCGTGACGTCTATCTTAAAGATGGGTGCATTGTTGTTCATACACGATGCGGTGGCGGTAACCGTGAAGATTATCAAGAGGTATTTGATATGGCTATGGAACATCCGTGGTATGATAGTGATGAGGATTCTGATTTTGATTGTACCTATGCAGATATTTATTTCAAACTACCAGAAGGTGAAGCACAAACTGTTGCAGCACTTGTAGACGAGGAACGTAAAACACCTGCAGAACGGTGGGATGCTATTTTTGAGGCACTAAAATCATGACCAAGAAGAAATTATACCTAGTTGACACAATTGTTACATTCAGACATCGTTATGTTGTCGAAGCCGATGAACTGACACATGCATATGATGAAGTTGTGATGCTCGAATCCGGTAGCGAGGATGATTTGTTTGAGCCAGTTACACAAAAATGTCTCGGTGAAACTATCATCGACGGCCGCGAAATCTCTAAGAAAGAATTCGATAAGATGTTAAAAGTTCTTGCTACAGACGATAGCGAAATGTCGTCACATTGGATGGGCGATAAGTTGATACGGCAAATTAACTATGACGCATGACGAAGAGGGCGATGAAATAATTCGTCGGTTAAAAACAAAGCTGATGAATATCAGGATAGAGAAAACTGAAGTCGTGGCCATGTCACGAAAGTTATCAGCAAATTGGTCAGTAGGCGAGGCCCTGATACATATGCCATATGTAAGAAATGTTAGATTAACTAAAGATGAGGAAGCCGACGAAATCATCAAAAGATTATCAGCGCCACCCAAATCGAAATATGATAGTTTAGAAGATGAAATTTGTGATAAACTCGCAACACAGATTACTGCTGAAATTGATGCAATGATTATACGAGAACTAAGAATAGATGCCGACAAAAAAACCAAAAATACTCCCTGAACACAAAGATATATTAGGACACGAGTTAGCACTCGGTAACTATGTAGCAATTGCAAGGCATAATGCTATGGTAGTTTGTTCTATTCGAAAGATGACTCCAAAACAAATGAGAGTCTTATCGATACACGACAAACGTGGCGATGGATGGCTTGTGTATCCACACGACACAGTATTGTTATCGGGCGAAGATGCCCTTGCATATGTATTAAAACATTAAAGGAAAACAATGAAAGCATTATTAGCCGGGTTCGGCGGAATTGGCGCCAATGTGTATTGGCCGGAATTAAATAAGTTAGGATATGAAGTATCTATTTTAGATGCTGCAACACCTAATGCAAATTACAGGGATGTATCTCAAATAACAACACCATTCGACATAGCTGTAATTTGCACTCCAAATTTTACACATAGTAAGATTGCAGAAGGATTAGCAGCTACGGGCACAAAGCGTATTTTCGTAGAGAAGCCGGGTCTGGAAGATTCATTCGGTTGGAAAGATCTATGCACAACATATAGTGATACACAATTCCATATGGTTAAGAATAATATGTATCGTGATAATTACGGTGACATATTCAGATTAATACAAGAGAAAGAAGTTATCGGTGTAGACATCAACTGGCTGAACGGTAACCGTATCCCGAATCCAGGTAGCTGGTTTACACATAAACAATTTGCATTTGGCGGAATATCGAGAGACTTAATGCCACACCTATATTGTTTTGCACTTAAACTATTTGGCACCGAAGCTCTTAAGTCAGCAAAATTCGAACAAGCTGCTTATCAACGCTGGAACCTAGGTAGTATCTCCTCTACTGATTATGGATCAGTATATCCGACAGGCACATATAATGTAGACGATACTGCAATTGCAGCAACTACGATTGGAAATGTAACATTAAAGTTATCTGCATCATGGAAAGAAGGATACGATAAGCAATCTATTACACTATTTTTCAGAGACGGCACAACATACGAATGGAATTTTGGATTATGTCCAGCCGCAGCATACGGTGTTATGTTACAAGATACAACAAATACATACGACATGGATGTTCAGATCCATGAATTCTTAGAGGCATTCGATGACTAGACTATTTTATACAACAGGTAAACAGGACATAATCCACGAAGAGTGGGACAAGCCCGAAATTACATCAAACGAAATCGAAGTAAAGTCTGTCTTTACAGGCATGTGTCGATCCGATATCGATATGTATTGTGGAACATTTCAGTTATTGCCTAAAACTATACAAGGTCACGAAAGTGTCGGTATAGTTACTAAAGTAGGTAATAGTATCAGAAATATTAAGGAGGGTGATTTTGTTGCCACACGTGGCGAGCCAGCATTTGCCGATTACTATAATTGTCCGGACCGCATGTTTGTAAAGATTCCCGAACTATTGCCTAAATACATTATCGAACCAGTTGCATGTGCTATCAATATTGCAAACTCACTAAGATTTTGGGCTGGCGAAGAAATACTAATTATGGGTTCTGGATTCTTATCCACAGTTGTTTATACTTATTTGAGTAACATGAATACGCACCAACCTGCTCAAGTAACTGTTGTAGGTAATTCTAATAAAGAATTTTGGAATAAACAGACTAATGCTAAATTGGTTTCGGTAGAGGAAGTAGCGGGTAAGAAATTCAAATACGTAATAGATATTTCAGAGAAACCAGAGTATCTAGACTTGAACTTGTATGCGGAACGTGCTACTATTATACTTGCTGCTGAAAAACACCCTGCTGCAAATATTACATTTGGACAATTTTTATGGAATGCTACTAATATTAAGTTTCCTAGTCCACGTAACGAGCATTTCTATAGTTATATGGAAGAAGCTGTATCGATGATTCAGGACGGATTAATCGATGTTAGCACACTCTGGTGTAAGTCTTACGATAGGGAAACAGAAGTAGAGTTAGCGTTTTCAGAAGGGCTGCACAGAGCACCGGGTTACGGAAGAGGATATATCAATTATGGCACGGAGGCTTATTCTTAATGAAACAAACAATATGGGTATTTTCTATCGAACCACTAGAAACGAGATATACTGCTCAATGGCACGAACATATACCCGAACTACTAAGGTCTGCGGTTGACACGCAGACTAACGTAATACAGATCGACGGTATACAGAAAAATACGATAGTGACCCCTGGCGCGTTTCTGAATTTTTCTGATACGAATTATTGGAAAAGTTCACAGTTATGTAATTTTCTAGATTATTATAATCGTGGTGAAACTACGATTAATGATCAATTTCTATTTACAGATGCATGGAATCCTATTATCATACAGCTTAGATATATGTCGGATTTGTTAAACCTTAATTGGAAATTCCATGGACTATTTCACGCAGGTAGTTGGGATAGCCATGATTTCCTAGGTAGGTTGATTGGCAATAAAGATTGGGTAAAACACACCGAAAAAGCTATATTCCATGCATTAGATCACAACTATTTTGCTACAGATTTTCACATCAATATGTTCTGTTGGAATTTATTAAATTCGAACGGATCGTGCGTCGAAGATTGGCTCGATAATGGCAAAATTATACGGACGGGGTGGCCAATGGAATATATGGAAGATACACTAGCTCCATATAAAAATTTAGTAAAGCGTGATCTTATATTGTTTCCACATAGAATTGCACCAGAGAAACAAGTGGAAATCTTCAGAGACCTTGCATTATCGTTACCACAATACGAGTTTGTTGTGTGCCAGGATAACCAGCTTAGTAAGCACGAATATCATACACTTTTAGGCGAATCTAAAATGGTATTTAGTGCTAGTAAACAAGAGACTTATGGAATCTCGACCGGAATCGAAGGACCTGTTTTGGGTACCATCCCACTTATTCCGGAAAGACTAAGTTATTCGGAAATGTTTGACAACACAGATTTTTTATATCCGTCGGAGTGGACTGAAACATTTGATTTATATAAAATTCATAAACAAGATATTATCGATAAAATTATAGATGTAATGTCACACTATGATACATACAGAATAAAATTAGAAGAACATATGACTCGTCTAAAAAAATATTCTACAGCAACAGATTTAATAAACAATTTAATAAGGAATTAAAATGGAACAATTCGTAAGAAAAGGTCATGAAGGCGCAACATTTTTCGTCGGACCAGAGATTGAGCAAACAACTGCATTCGGTAAGAAGACATTATTCGTTGTCGGCTTACAAGATACTGATACAATAGTTAAATATGCAAAAGAACATAACTGTAAGCATATCTTTTTAAGTGCAAATCGTTCATTCGATTCAGTCGATAAAGTAAATGGTGTGTACATGGTAGGTAACACATTAGCAAGCGACTGGGAAAAACAAATCCAGGCATTACTCGATATGAGCTATATGGTATCGATTGATTATCCAGCACACAAACATGTTATGGTATTAGAGATACTTAACAAGGGTATATGGCAGTGTAGAAACTTCGTACCTATCCTTAGTGTACCGGTCCCACATGTGAACACATCTAGTCCTAATTTAACAATTAAGATTGATGATATCAATTTCGCTGCCACTAATCCAGGCGTATGGTGTATGAATCATGCAGAAGTTACAGATAGTAACCGATTTACCGGATGGGCAGAATACGGCGATGACATGATTATCGAAGGTACTTCGGTTGTAGAACCAGAGCGCAAAATTGTATATATGGACTTAGGTAATAATTCACCTAAAGAAGCAGTCGAGCTAATTAAAGCAGCCGTGGAAGCAGCAGTTGTTCCAGGTAGTAATAAAACATTTGATGTAGATGCAGTGTTAAATGACGGAACCTTAGGTCTTGACACTACGACTAAAACATCACTGAAGCCTGATACACAAGGAACTTTAGAATCTATTATTCCAACAATGGTATCGCCAGAAAAGACTGCTGATGCATATACAGCGGGAACAACAAAGGATCCATTGTCAACTAAAGAACTTATACAGAAAGCTAGGACTAAAAAATGAAAAAATACGTATTCGAAGTAGTTATACATGAAGGCGGCGATGAATTCTGGGAAGAATCTACAGCTGAAGGTAAAACTGGGTGTGATGAAGTTCTCGAATACGTATCGTCATTGATCCGTTCGGAAGGTTTTGACGAATCAAACTCCAGTATTAAATTAGTCAGCTATGTAGATAAGGAGTAATATGAAATTATTTAAAAATACACCAAGACAACAAGGAGATGCGTTTGAAGACTCGTACCTTACTGTTTTTGGAGAATGTTTTAAATCAACATGTATTATAGAAAGACTACCCGACGGCACTGCATTAGATCACGATCACGTATCCGACGGGTGGTATTTACTTTTTAATCTACCACTTACACGAATGCGCAAATTTCTCTCTGCAGTAACATACGAAGAAAGAGAAGGCATGTGTCGTCCCAAACTACTTTTCCGAATTAGAAAAATTGGAAAGAACAGGCACTATTCCATGTTTTATTCACTAGCATGGAAACCTGTCTATGCGGAGGCAGAGATTAGATACGATGACCCGTATCTGGCTTCTATTAAAACAATAGACATAATTAATGGAAAATAATATGAAACGAACAATATTTGTAACATTTATGAAGGAAGGTATACACTGTTATCCCGATGCTCCGACAGGGGTAGAATTCTTACGTAGCCCACATAGACATATGTTTCACTTCCGTGTAACAACCGAAGTATTCCATAATGATAGAGACATCGAGTTTATCTTATTCAAGCGCGAACTTGAGGGTCTGTATAAAGAAGCAATTCTTGAAATAGATTATATGAGCTGTGAAATGCTTGCAGAAGACTTGATCAATTATATTTCTAGTAAATATGCAGGTCGAGCAATATCGGTAGAGGTGAGCGAGGATTCTGAAAATGGTGCAACTCTTACATACACTCCGACAACAGTTATTCACTAAAAAAGTGCCAGTGGCCGAAATAGTAATACAACAACCTGTATTCGATAGTAAATATAAAACTATTCTCGAATACAGGTACAACGAAAATTATTCAGAGATGGTAAACTGGATAGATTTTCACAGTAACGGTTCGGTCGACATAAAATACGATGGAGATTTCCAATCAGGATGTTACGATTTAAAATCAGTATTTTATGGATTCGAAGATCCAGACGATGCATTAATTTTTAGGATAAAATTTCCAAATGAGTAATATGAATTCTACGGGCGGCCATCCTATTAATATGGCAACAGTGACTAATACAATGACAACAGTTTATCCATCAGCAGCAGCAACATCACAATATGTAACAGGCATCAGTACGAGTGGTGCAACATGGACGTCATATCCAACTAACGCTGAATATGATAAACTTACAGCAAGGGTTGAGGCATTAGAGAAACGGTTAGCAATCTTACAACCAAATGAAACCATGCAGGAAAAATATCCGGCATTGCAAGAAGCATATGACGCATATAAAATAATAGAAAAACTTGTAAGCACTAAAGGCCCAGATGAAACACATAAATGAACACCAGGAAGAATGTCTTAATATTTTACAAGAAGAATGTGCAGAAATAATACAGGATGCATCGAAGATTAAGCGATTCGGATTGATAGGAAAAAGAGTAGACGGTAAGACTAATTTACATCACTTAGAATCCGAAATCGGAGATGTCTTAGCAATGCTCGAGCTTGTTGTAAATTCGGGTTTCGGATTAACTTGGGAAGGCATAGAAACTGCTAAAGCAGATAAATTTACACGTCTGTCGAAGTATATGCATACATGGGATCAACGATTAAAGAAATAATTATAGATAGTTGCTTAACTATAAGCAATGTGCTATACTTACGTATATTAAGGAAAATAAATCATGTTTGGAACTAATGAAATTGTTGGGAAGAAGTTTTTTAAGGATGCACCTAAAGATAGTTTGTTTGTAACAAGCATGTTCTTTACACTCCAGGGCGAAGGTCCTTATTCCGGCATGCCGGCTTTGTTCATCCGTTTAGCTAAGTGCAACTTAGATTGTTCATTCTGTGATACATTCTTTGATGATGGTGATTGGTTAACCTTTGACGAAATCGAATCTAAAATGTATCACACAATATGTGATTATTGGAATGATAAAGGTAAGACGGTTCCAATGTGGGCATTACCTAACGGATCTAATTCGATTAAATATCCAAATATCGTATTAGTGATGACCGGCGGGGAACCATTGTTACAAGATAATATTAGTGCATTTATGACTAAGCAATTAGCAACATTTAAAGCAGTTCAGGTCGAAAGTAACGGTACACCGGATACACTAGTACCCGAAGGTGTTACCTTAGTTTGTTCGCCGAAATGTGCAGAGAAAAACGGTGTAGCTGTTAAGTATCTAGCACCGAGCAAGACTATTTTAGATCGCGCAGACTGTCTTAAATTTGTGATGAGCGTCGACGAAGGGTCTCCATATAATCAAGTGCCACAATGGGCGCACGAATGGAAAGAACGCACAGGGAAGGATATTTATTGTAGCCCAATGAATATCTATAATGACTTACCACAAACTATTAAATTAATCCGCGCCGAAAAAGGCACAATTACAATGGCAGAACGTAGCACTGTTGATGAAGTTATTGATTTCTGGGAACCAGGTGTGTTAAATTTAGCGGCAAATGAAAAGAATCATAAATTTACTGCTCGTTACTGCATGGACTACGGATTCAAATTAAACTTACAAATGCATTTATATGCAGGTTTATCGTGACATTAACTAAGATCGAACTGGACATAAATAACCGTATGTTACGATTCGGTTTTGGTAAGAATGAAGGGAATTGGTTCGTAAGAATTGATTTATGGACAATAGGGTATAGGATAACAAAATGAAACAACAGTGGTGGATCGTAGAAAATACAGGTTGGTCAAATGGTTCTAGCTGGTTTGGATCCGGCGGTACTAAAGAGAATCCGCTGCGATTTACTAGCGAAGTAGAAGCAATCGAATATGCACAAAAGAAACAAGTAGCATTAAACGACTCGACAACGAAATGGCGATATACACATGTCACTGTCGAACGGTTAAGCAATAGGACGATTACGACAGAAACTTGGGTCGAAGTATGAAACACTGCACAAACAAAAAACGAGCACAAAAGGCATGGACAGCAGTTCCTATATCCGGGCACAGTGACACAATAAAACGTTGGTGTCAAAATAACGGTACGGACGGCAGGTTTTCGTTCGGCGGCTACTGGGATAACAACGCATACTTCGAAAACGCCGAAGATGCGTTAGTTGTAAAATTAAAGTGGTGCAGAAATATCAGATGAAATATCCTGCAGAATTCACACACAGGATTTACCGAACCAGATTAGGTTTCCTAAATAACAATGCTAAAACTTTATCTGAGATTACTAAAGATTATCCCGGAACTGAAATAGATGTTATATACGAAAATCTCAAATCAGTTATTGTGCTTGTATTTGAGACGCAAGAAGATTGTCTTGCATTTACATTAAAAAATGGAAAAGAATATGTTTAAATTACCATTCTCACTAATGCCCGGCTCCTGGGGATTAGCAGGAAAAACAAAAGAAATAGCAAAAGCAGAATATGAGCTCACCGGGTTCGAGCTCGAACAGAAATTACTGCAAATTAAGAACGGCGATTTCTCGGCCGATGAAATGACACGCAAGTATGCAGAATTGGACTTAAAATATAGTAAGGTTACACAAGCACAATATCAGCGTATACTTGCAACATTGATTAAGGACGAGAAGCAACGAGCACTTGCTAATCTAGAATTAGATCAACGCGAAGGTAAGCTTACTGAAATCGAATATGCCAAGCAATCTGCAACAATGAGTGGCGAGCCGTGGGTTACTGTTATTAGCATGGACTTTGGTGGTAAGAGTGCATTAGAAGGTAGCTTCGAACTTGATTGGAATGAACAATTTGTTGACAAGCTACGAGCAGAAGGTTACGCAGGTGTAACACCCGATGTTATTGTGAATACTTGGTTTATGGAAGTTTGCAGAAACGTTGCCATGGAAGAATTCGACGGCACAGGGGATTTCACTGCTGACTCGGAAGCCAATCTGGATGCAGTGAAACGCTGGAGCGCCGATACGACTCCCTTAGCAAATGGTCGAAAAGGTTACAAATAATGCGGGATTCATATTATGCGATGAAAAAACGTCTCGGCGGAATGAAACTCACTCCGCGTGAAAAGCTCATCTACCATTACTACCCGTGTCCGGGCAACATCTTGCACGATATTCAACCTTGCAGGCAAGGAATCCTTTTTAACCATTTCTATAATCGTCCTTTGGAATCCTATGTCGTATATTGGCGATCACATCCTGCTGAATATACAGCCATGTGTAATTTAATCGACTCTAAACGCCGCTTGCCCAAAGTGTAAACGACATTATAAATTTACACAACCGCACCTATAGACAAACCCATTCAGACATAGTATAATAGTATATGACACTTATCCCTAATAAACGACGAACATTCATTCATACAGATGGATCAAATTTGTTTTATAGACAAATCAAGATGGTGAATCCTGCATTGGGTATCGACTCAGCAATTGGCATGGCATTACATATGATTTTGCAGAGCATGAAGAAAGAGTACCTAAAATGGAATGGTACACATGTTGTATTTCACATGGAAGGCCGGTCATGGCGCAAAGGCGTCTATCCCGATTACAAAGGTGATCGTAAATTAAAATTTGCAGAACAAACTCTTAAAGAACAAGAAGATCATGGAATCCTGGTTGAGGCATTCGATGATCTAGTAAATTACTTAGCTGAGAAGACGAATGTTACTGTGTTACAAAATGCAAATGCAGAAGCAGACGATCTTATAGCAGTATTCATCGAAGCACATCCTGATGATGACCATATACTTATTAGCTCAGATTCAGATTTTTTCCAACTTCTAGCATTTCCTAATGTAATGCTATACGACCCAGTCAAAGACATACAGATTAAACAAGACGGTGTATATGACGACTATGGCAATCGCCTATCATTTGTTCTTACGTCAGATGCTAAAATTAAAGCTGGTGGCAAAGATCCGCATTTTGTATGCGAACCGGAGTGGTATAATTATGCACTATTTCTAAAGTGTGTACGAGGCGACAAGACAGATAATATCTTTAGTTCGTATCCGGGTGTCCGTGAGAAGGGCACTAAGAAATCTATAGGAATACGCGAGGCATACGCCGACAGGGATAATAAGGGCTATAATTGGAATAACTTTATGATGTGTAAATTTACACACCACGATGGTACACAACACACAGTCCGCGATGATTTTAATTTTAATGAGTCACTTATCAGGCTCGATAAGATTCCCGAGGATATAAAAATTGGATGCCTTGTAACTATTGCAGAGACGACAGGTGTCAAGTCTGTCCCAGCAGCTGATATTGGGTTTGGCTTTTCGAAATTTTGTGGTAGATGGCAATTAACAAAAATTGGAAATACTTTGGCAGATTTTATGCCTATGTTAAAATCGAAATATTAAGGAGCGTAATATGGCCGGGATGAATAAGTCATTAGAAGAATACGAAAAGAATAATGGATGGAGCTCATCACTATTCTCTGCTAATGCAATTTCGTTGATGGGTGATCTAGTCAGAGAAGGTGTCGATGTTTCTGTTGGTCGAACGGTTATACACTTAAAAAAGAACAATACAACTCTTAAGGCGTATGTGCATTATAAGGGTCGAAGTGAAGAATACGCAACGATTACAGATTACAAAGGTAATGAATTATTAACTGTTCATTATGCTGAATTTGAAAAATTATCAAAATTTATTAAAGGAACACTATGTCCGTAAAATTAAAGCCTATCACAGAAACTTGCTGGTTAGTAATAGGTGATGCCGAAGAAAACAAAATAGGATTGTTGACTGAAATTCGTAGTCAATATGTGCTAATGGTTAAAGGCGAGAAACAGCAATTCATTAATCGTAAAGAAGTCAACAAATTTTTTAATGAAGATGTATTCTGTAATGTTATAGAATCTACAACAATAGAAGATGTTAAAAAAGATTATTTCATAAATGGATATCCTGTAGATTTCGATATGCCGAACGAAGTAATTCTGAAGGGTAATAAATTACCATTGTTCAGTAAAAAGGCGAGCAGTGACGTTTATTACAGTGCAGGATACTATTGCCTTAATTTTCCTAAGAATTGGATGCCTGCATATTGCCCTAAACTATCGACACTGGAAGCATACGAATATACAGGGCCGTGGAAGACTGAAATGGAAATGCGTCTATCATTGACAAAGAATCGTAAAGAAAAGAACAAGTAATTAATGTCCGAAATCAATAAACTACGTGCAAGGTTAAGGAACGTTCAGCGGAATGTGACAGAATATAGAATGACTGTAGCTGAAGCAAAAGAGTTATTAAGCGAGATTGATAACTTAGCTATACCGGTCGTCAAGGTAGTATCTGCGCCAATTGTTGTGGAACCGCCCACAGTGCGTATTATAGATGGTGGTACTTTTTAACGAGGTACTACTGATATATGTAATTTGGGATTTTCTGCATACTTACGTTCTGCTACTTTCATGGCAGCATTATGTGTGTCGAAATTTCCCCATTTCTTTCCATTAATTGATATACAAAATTTTCCAACTCGCTTAGGTACAGATGCTTGATACGTACCGTCCATGCCAGCATTCTTTACTCGCCCTTCAAACAATTCAAATAATCTCATAATATTCCCATAGTAAGCTATTTATCATCGTTTCCTAATAGTCATTAAAAGTATATATTTAGATAAATATGTATATATTATTGGAGAAATGTAATGGCTCGACCTAAACCACAAATACTTTTAGAGAATGTAAATAAAAGTTATAAAGCTGAACAAGTGCTTAATGCCGATGCGATTTATGCAGTATTCTATCTAGGTAAGCCAATTAATCTTCGGACACTTAGCCACCTTATTTCATATCCTGGCCCAAAATATAAGAAAGTAAGTTTTTCTAATTCGGGGCATGCCTTTAACTTGGCTGAACGGTTAAATAAGATGTTTAAGACTACAGATTTTACTGTTGTTAAATTAACAGTTGGGGAAGTTTGCACCGAAGTCGATGACTAGTAGCATGTAAGAGTATATAATATGTTATGATTAAATATTACGGTAAACAACATGTCAACGACATTATATATTCTGTATATAAGGTCGGTCGTGTAGATTGGAGTTGGATGTCTAGTTGTAAGAGAGAATTGCCCAGGGAATTCTATGAAAGCGATGTATTATATCATAGCCGTGTTGTAACACATTTTGTCAAACAATATCTGCCAGATGTGTATAAATGGGTAGCTGATACAGGAGTTCGTTCGTTCGGCACAGTTATAAATAGTATGCAAACTCTTGAGGCTGATTTAGTTCTAAATCTTATTTTAACACCGGAAGACGAGACTGCTTTTAGATTAGTGTTTGATGTTAGGGCAGCGAACTAGTAAAACACTCGGGATACTTTTCACCGAACTTACGCATTATTACACCAGCTTGCGCATTAGCTTCGTTCTCTATATCGCTACCGTCTTCACCGTCCATCTCCTGACCTGAAAGTTTTTGTTTCCAGTGTGTCAGTTCATGCGCCAGCGTTCTAAATATGTCAACTGGATGTCTTCCAGTTGTTATTACTTCTATAGTTTGGCCATCGAATTGACCGAATGACATCTTATCACCCGACTTAATTGCAGGATCATCACTTATCATTCGAACGGTAGGTAACTCGGATATTCCCAGTTCTTGTTTGCATAGATTGAGCAAATGAGTTATCATTGGTTCTAAAATTGTCTCACGTATTTTCATATCTATATTTATCTCGTTATATGATTTAGTTGTTTATTTTTTGTATATGTGTTATACTGTAATCTATGAAAAAACTATTAGAACGAATCTCGCTGTGGGGTGCTGTATCAGCATCATTATTATTAGCATTACATATACCGATATCCGGATGGGCTTACATATTATTCTTACTGTCTAATATTGCATCCATATATTTATTACATGGTACTACTGCGCCTAAAGTAATAACACACCAAAGTTACTTTTTTGTTTTTATTAATATTATCGGAATAATTCGCTGGCTTGTATAATGCATCCACTTAAAATACTAATTTTTATAGAAGTAAGGAAATCTTTCGCAGAGTATCAGCAATCGGATGACTTAGCATTAAACAAATTATTATTCATGCACATAGAAGGATTACGGTTATCGCTGACAGGCTTCCGATTGATAAAGAAAATCTTCACTGCGTATTCGTTTGAGTTACCCGATACGATTATGTCTCGACACCAGCGCGGAATGTCGAAGATGGAGTATCCCTATTTTTTCACTGCAAAGCGATTAATATTATTTTCGGAAATGGATGCCATGGTTATTAAACTGGCTGGTGGTATCGAACCTTTCTTGGAAACTTGTTGTCAACTTGACAGACCTGACTAAAAAAGCTATAATTAGCGATGGATGATATCAATAAATCAGAAGATGCACTATTCGAAACGCTAATGATTGACAAATCGTGGCGATCACCATGCCGGCCACATTATTATAGTAACGGACGTTTATGGGAAGATTGGTGGGGGTGGGCAACCGGGCCACTTGATGCAGTCTATATAAATAAGGAGAATGTATATCATCGAATATACGGCCCTGCATATGTTAGCACAAAGTATGGCATTGAAGCATGGTATAAAGACGGTAATTTTCATAGATTAGATGGCCCTGCGTATCAGCATAAAGGTAGTAAATTCTGGCTCGTCGACGGTAAATTTCATAGATTAGATGGCCCGGCAGTGGATGCGAAAGGGCATCCGAAGGAATACTGGATAGGTGGTCAACGGATGTCGCCAAAAATTTACAAAAAAGAGATCGAACGCAGAAAGCGTAAAGGCCTGATAAAATGAAAAAGTTTTTCTGGAAAGATGCTAAAGGATTAAAGGCAGATATTCTCAGGCACAGAGAAGCAGCAGCATCACTTGTAAAAAAGATATCAGAGTTGGAATCTATTGAGGCACCCGATAAAATGGATATAGCTGCATTAGGAGTATATAGACAGTTCTTATGTCAGCTACAACAAAGTAAAGCAGAAGTATTATCTAAATTAGGAAAATAATGAGTACCAGGAATAAACTTGACTCGGAGTTAATAAATGAACGAAGAAATTAGAAAACTGTTTATAAGATCAACAGGACATGACTCGACGATAAACGGCCGTATTTTAATAAGTCCCAGAAACATCGAAGACTTTGCTACTGCGATTATTAAACAGTGTATGACTATTAGTGAAAAAGCTACATGTGGCACTTATGAGCCGGGTACTGACGAACGCAGGGCATGGAATGAAGCAACTATCGAAGTTACAAAAGAATTTAAGAAACATTTCGGAATAGATACATGATACCAAAATTTAATATCGGTGAATTAGTAATAGCAGATAATGAAGAAGCCACGATTACGGAAATTCTTCTACCGGCAGACTCAGATTTCAACGGCGAGTATGGTTATTCAGTCGAGTGGGCTTCGGGTGAATGGGGCACATACATGGAACGTGAATTACTGGCAGAAATAGAAAATATACGTCTGCAATCCCGAGAAGCAATGTCTTCCCGTGGCGAATACAAGCCCATAAATGGCAGAATTAAAGCACTTTTAGAACAATCGGGATTACAAGCATATTACGATGCTCAGGATGGACAAATAGAGAAATTCGCAAAATTGATTATCGATGAATGCGCTGATGTGTGTTTAGCACAGCGAGACCCGCCGAACCTAAATTATAAGCCGAGCAAACATTTTGCCAAACAAATTCACTCACACTTCGGAATAAATACATGATAAACCCAATAAGAACATTTGCACCAAATTTACTTGGCAGAGATTTCTGCATAGGGGATTTACACGGCTCGTATAGTGTATTCCTGAATCTATTAAAAGAACTTAATTTCGACCTTACTGTTGACCGTATGTTCTCTGTCGGCGACTTAGTTGATCGCGGACCTGAAAGCCTTAAGTGTTTGGGACTAATACGCGAGCCTTGGTTTGCTTCCGTGCTTGCTAACCACGAACAGATGATGGTTCAGAAATTTAAAGGCGGAATTATGGGCAACTATTGGTACCAGAATGGCGGATTCTGGGGTGCCGAAGCATATAACGATACAATGGACGGATGCATTCCAGCCGAAGAAAGTGTCGAGCTGCATGAATTAATTCCGCTTGTCGAGGAACTACCGTTTCTTATTACCGTAAATACAAAATCCGGAAAGAAGTTTCACTTAATACATGCCGAACTTCCGACCAACGCAGGCACTATTACTGATGCACGGTTAGCTGACCCTGTCGATTTATTAGCATTAGCTACTACACAGCGTGGAGATGGTGATGCATTTTTATGGTCACGGAATATATTCTATAACTTGTATAGTAAAAATCTCGAAAATAAAGAATTAACTATAGCCAATGTAAAGAGCCGAAGGATAAACATATTCAATGATGATCTATCACATATCATTTCGGGCCACACAATTTTACAAAAACCTGTCACAGTTGTTGGACAAACAAATATTGATACAGGTGCGTATAATTCTTATTGGCAACCGGCAGTGCCGTATTCATCTGCGGAAATTGTTCCTAAGGATTGGGCAGCATTGACATGTGTTGAATTGGATACTTGGAAATTTTATCAAGCAACTGAAACAACATTTCGCGAAGTAGAGCCTGTAGTAATTACACAAGCTGATCTCGATGGAAAATAGCACCGTCGAACTTACCGAATATAGCTATACGGGTTTAACCGGTACTGTATATCATCCACGGTTCGAAAACGGTGCATGGAGACTTATCCTCGGATATTACACAATCGATGAAATTGCATTTATGTGTGATATACCCGAGGACGACATTCTTTTTCTAAAATTAAAATATGCCGGTTGACAGCAGGTAGACAATATAATACAGTAAGGTACAGGAGTAGTTATGAAGGCTTTGTTTAAAGAATTTTTATTAGTATGTAAAGACATACCCGGAATATTATGGAGTCTCATTACGTTGGAAAGCTTAGTTCTTAATGATACACCGATGATGAATATTTGCATATGGATATTTGTTGTAATTTTAACGATAATAATTATTCCGATATGGATTATTAGTCTTCCAGTCATTATTCCGTGGGCTACATGGCTCCGTGTTAGACAAACAGAAGACATGATGTGGGAAAAATTAAAAGGTAGTGGAACATATAGGAGGAGTCGAAGATGAGTAAATTTACAACTTTAGCGATGTATTTTGCAGTATTTGCAGTATTTGTGTCAGTAATAGTAATTCTGAAACATAGTGCAGAAGAAAAATTGGAACATAAGGCATTTGTTCTTGGCTGTATGGATAGTGGTAAACTTAACAAAACTGAGTGCGAAGCACTTTATAAGGAAAGAAAATGAATAACTTTACAAACAAATTCAGAATGTGGTATTTCAGAAATCAATCGAACATCACATGGTTTATTATCGGCTGGCTTGTTACTTCCGGCCTACGCGACTTAATGATGGGCAATTTCTTCGGCGCATTTCTTTCCTTCTTGTTTGCTTACATCAATTACGCATTGTCGCGTTAAGACACAAAATGATACTTTCCG